TGCAAAGATAAGTATGGTTATAAGTATTCTGTCTTTACGAATAAGTTGGACAGAGACCCATTTGTCAGAGATGCCCTTAAGGCCTTTGACTCCGATTACTATTACGAAACTCTTCGAGGCTACACAAAACGCGTTGATGTCGAATTAGGTAGAAAAAATTTCTTTAAATTTAGCAAACCCGTATCAACTGCTGAGATGCCACGGCACATAAGAACTATTTATGAGCGCTGTCTAGACGAAGTGAAGGGACATTTTTCATTCCACGTACCTTTAGCTTCTTTTGAAACTGTCCTTGACAACTTCGACTCTTTAGACACAGCAGCCGGCTTCTCTTTTCCCAAGATGAAGAAAGGTGATGTACTTGATGACGCCTATTATATGGCGCGCAATATGCTCCACAGATTAAAATCGGGTTATAAGATTTACCAACCACCCGCGAAACTTGCTTTTCGTGGACATTTAACCCCAGTGGATGAACCAAAAGTACGACCGGTATGGATAATACCTTTCGAAACAATCATACTAGAACAGATCTTCGGTTATCACATTTATGAGAAACTAAAAGAAAGATCCAAACCTTTACACTTCGGGCCGGATTCTATGGTCAAATTAATGAAAATAATGAATACCAATATTGAAACATTAGATATGGTATCTTTAACATTTGACTGGTCTGAATTTGATGTAAATGTTCCTGATTGGCTGATAAATGATGCCTTCTCAATTGTCGAACAGTGCATCGACTTTTCGAAAATGACTACCCCTAGTGGTATTCATCTTTTCTCAGAAGAAAAGGCTTCCGAATATAAGCGTGCATGGGAGTGGGTGAAATATAATTTTGTTCACACTAAGATAATGGATTTAGATGGAACTATATACCGTAAAAATCATGGTGTTCCTTCTGGTTCATTCTTCACTCAACTTATGGATTCAGTCATTAATATGATTGTCTGTCACTTTCTAATGAGGATGAATGAAATCCCCATTCAAGATGAAAGATACTTAGGTGATGATTCGTTACTTTTTGTTTGGAAAAAGGACTATGAGAGATTGAGCCTGCCAAATCTCTCCACCTTGGCACTGGTTTTCTTTCATTTTAAGCTCAATCACAAGAAAGTGAAGGTTGGATTAGAAAATGGCCAAATATCTTTTCTGGGATATAAATCTATCGGTGATCGCTTTGTTAAGGACACTGATGATTTGATGAGGTCAGCCCTCTATACTGAGAATAAAATTAAAGAGCTATCCGTTTCCGCCTCAAGGTTAATAGCTTATTTAGTTTTGGGAGGGTGTAATTCCACGTTATTTTCCTTATTCTTTG